AGTTGTAAGCGGTTAGCAGGTTCTCACTTCCAGTTCCTGTTAAAGTTGTGAAGGTCGCAGCGGTGTTGACTACAAGGAAGTCGTAGTTTTTCCCGGTAACGGATCCATTGATAAACTCCATCGTACCACCTTGGCCGAGCATCTGTTGTAAAATAGGTGTAGGCATTTTTTAGCGTTTAATTGTAAATGTAGATTAGACTGGAATTTCACAAACCGAATGGCCGTAAGGGATTTCAAAAGTCATCGTCGCCTGCCATCCTGCCGTGCGGTCGTCCCGGCTCTCTACAAACCTCGTAAGGCTCACGCTGGATGAGAGGGTCCAGTCCTCGTTCGGGTCGTTTGTGAGGCTTGAAATAAAGTCCTGTGCTATCTGCAACTGGTCGCTTAGAACCTCATCCTCGTTATCCTGCCAACCCAGCGTAGGGCTTCCCGAAACCACTCCGCCCATCGGCTTAATGGACTCCACCCGGTCGCTAAAATAGACACCGACCACCAAGTCCAAAGTACCAGCGTCAGTATTTGCAGACTGAACGTCCGCAAAGACCAAAGGATAGACGATGCGTTCACGGCTTGGGGTTCGCAGGTTGATGGTGTTGTCCGTTCCTATCGCCAACGGGTCGCCCGTCCCGAAGGAGTTGACCTGAGGATGAGCATTTGCAAGGTCCAGCAGGGCTTGCTTGATTTTTATCCATGACATAAGTCTGCAGTTTCAGTATGTTTTTTTTATGCGCTCCCATGCTTAGCAGTCGTTACACGCCCCGAATTGTCCGTAAGGGTATGGGTAGTCCAAGTTGCTGATTCCCATTCTCCTGTTGCGGTCCAAGACCATCCCGGTGCGGTAGTTCGTGGCGTTCGGGTAGATGGTATCCAAAGCAGACGGAGGCGAGTTCCACAAGGGGTATGAATTGCGGTTCTCCATGAGGTAGCGGGTAATCCGCTCGGAATACCACTCGGCATCGTTCTTCACTTTGTCGGTCAGCCGGGTAATCTCTTCCATGCTCATTTGCGAGGATTCTTCGCTTGTTCTGCGAACCATGCCCTTGTTCATGTACTTAAATGCAAGGACCATCGGCAACTCGTAGTAGAGCCATTGAATCATAGCCGGCTGGATGTAATCCTCCAGCAGCGTTTGGTTCAGGGCAGAGGTTGAACCGCTGACGACCTGTGTAACCAATTCCCCGTAGAGTGCAGAGCCAACGATGGGCTGAATCCGCATCTCCTGCACCTTGACAACCGTAGGACGGATTTGGGTGTAACTGACGTTCTCGTTGATGATGCTATTGTCCAGTAGCGTTTCTTCGCTTATAAAGAGTGCCTTCATGCCTTTGAAATTTTGTTGCCTTTGCGGATTACCAACTGCTGCTCCCATACGTGCCTGCATTGTGGCCTGTTCACTCCGCTGGGCGTGTGATACCAACCGCCCCTCCTGTTCCAAACCGAGTAGCCCATGATTGCAGAAATCCCGTCAATGTCCTCACGGGTGTAAACCTTGCCCTGCCCGGCCAAGTCAAGCATGACCTTGCAGAACTCACGGCTGGATCCTTTGTCCTTGTTGCTGAACCCTGTGGCCCATGCGTACTTGTAGCGGACCTCAAGTACAGGCTCGGCAACTTCCTTCACATTCTTGGGCAGGTTCTGCTCGGCTATCTTGTCCACCGCCCGGCTGATTGGGTAGCGGTCCTTTGTGATTAGGTAAGCGACTCGCTTGGCGACCTTCGCTTTGCTAACCCCGAACTCCTTGGCCATTTCTTCAACGCTTGCGTCCCGGTTCTTCTTGCGATACGCTTCAATCTTCAGGTCAAGTTCCTTTTCTTCCTCGCCGAGTTCGGCAAAGGCCAAACGGATATTTTCGTCGATGTTTGTATCAAAACGCATCGGCTTGGAGTGCATCACATGGTAATCGTCTGCATGGCTTCCAAACTTACTTGCAACCACTTCCAAGACCTTGAACTCCTCGTCGCCCCATCCGTAATCTTCGTCGTCCTCTTGACCCCATTGAGGCTCGCTGAACTCTTGGGACTGAACGCCCAGCATCGTGTCAATCTCTTGGGCTGATAGCCCAAAGCCAGCCGAGAGCATAGTCCGAGCCATTTCCAGCGTGATTTTTTCCTGCATGTACTGCCTGACGATTCGCATCAGGTTTTGGTACTCACGGCCCGATAGTTTCTTGATGTTGTCGTTGCTCTGCAAGGCTTCAACGGCTTGCGGTTGCTCGTCGGGTTGGGGGTTAGGTCCAACCACGTCGGCAGGTTTCTCAAGCGGTTGCAGACCTGCTTTCTCACGAAGTTCGTCTTGGGTCATTATCTGCAACAGGGCTTGTTCGCTTAGTCGCTCGGTAATCGGCTCAACAGGGATAAGTTCCATCCCTTCCACGCCATTGAAGGAGCCGAGGTAGTTAATCATCCGCTCCACCTTGCGGACCCGGTCGTTGACGTAGGTGGCCTTGAATAGTTCGTAAGCTTCGACCAATTCGTTGCGTCCACCCAATTGGCCCTCGGTCTTCACCCCGAAAAGCATCGGGTTGGTTACACGGTGTGCGATGAATATCTCTTGCTGGATGGCTTTGTTCAGTATCTCGAACTGCTTATCCATGTCGGACGGAGTGAGCGGTTCAAGCGTCGGGGCCTTTGCAGCATCGTCGTTGAAGGTTACAACGAAGCGACCAGCGTTGTCGGTTCCTGAAAACTTGCGTTTAATCTGCCTCTCAATGTCGCCTTGCTCTTCGGGGGTCGGGATGCCGTTGTTAAAGTTTATCAAGTAACCGCCCCAAAAGTTGTTGCGGAGGTTGTTGTTGTGGAAGTTCGCCACTTGCACATCTGCTTCAATCCAAGCGTTCCCCCCGATGTATTCCGGCAAAGGGTAGTGCTTCACGCCAGCAGCATAGACCCTGTAATAAAACAACTGCTTACCGAGGCGATTCTCCGGGTCGAATGCTGGAATCTTCTCGATGTCCCCGACCTTGGGGAACAACTGCATCATATCGTCGTTGTACCAATCGGCCACCTGAAACATCTTTTCTTCCTTGTCAACCCTGATTTTCTCGAACGGGACGTGTTCCATTTTGGCAATCGTTCCCAACTTGGACCAAGTAACCGCAACCGCAAAGCCGTTGAAAATCTCCAAGTCAAGAACCAGTTTCTCGGTAATGTCGTTGAGGTCCTCCGTGCTGGAAAGTCCGTCGAAGAACTTGATAAACCGGGCTTGTTGCTCCACGGTCAAGTCATCCCCTGCCTGCCATCCACCGCCCATGATATAGTTCACCTTGCCGTTAACGATGGCGTTGTGCTTGCTGCTCCTGCGATAGTTGTCCAGCAGGTAGTAGGGGTATTCGTTCGCAAAGCCGTAGGTGATGTATTTGCCCGAACGGTTCTCCAGCATAACTGGCACTTTGTGTTCTATCCCCAACCATTGGGTGAAGTGTTGAGTAGATTTATTACTCATAGCGTGTGAGCATTAAAACTGATGGATGAGATGGTAATCGTCCTAACACCATCAATTGAAGTTACATAGATTGAAAATTCATCATTGGTATTTGCTATCAAAAAGGTTTCCAAAACTACTTGATGGCCTTCGGTATGGCTCAAAGTAACTCGTGCTTCAGACGAGCCGATTTGTGCGTCATTTTTGTAAATAGCCCAAGCGTAATCATCGCCATTTGCCCCCGAAAAAGTTAGATTTGCACTCACCCTAATTGCAGCGGATAGCGTCCCCGTGTAGGTGATTGATGGCCCCGCACTTGTTGCAACTCTCGAAAAGTTGTTGGTTGATAGAATGTTGTTGCCTGTTGTAATCAGTAATTTGGCAGCAGTATTATTGGTCGTTACAAATGACCTATCAGCAGCCGTAGCAACCGAAGCATAGCCACGCTCGATGTCAAGCGTTGCGGTGTCTGCAAGGTCGTCGAATAGACTGCCTACACGGGCTGCGGTGTTGGCCCCGGCAGCGGTTTCGTTGGTGATGGTTAATGCACTCGCTTGGAGTTGGCTTCGTGTTTGTACGCTCATTATGCGAAAGTTGAG